TTCCTGTGACAGTTCCACCAAACTCTGATCTTAACTGGTTTATATCTGCATGTATTCTACCTTTATGAACATATCTAAAGATAGATTCCATAAAAGTAGTTCTAGCTTTATTTGCTTGTCTAGCATTATTAATTAAATTTATAGTATATTCACTATGATTTTTTAAAAAATTTTTAGTAAAGCTGGGTGCATGTGTTTTTTCTGTTTTTGGATAAGGTAGCTTTAAATGATCAAACACTTTTGCAATAGATCTTGCAGCCCAAAGGTCAGGAGCAAAGCCTATCTCGTCTTTTATTCCTTGTATCATTTTGTTTTCTACCTTTATTAAATCCTTTTCCACCTTTTCAGCGTGATCTAAATTTATTCTAACTCCTCTTGCTTTCATCTCTACTAAACATGGAAACAAAGAAGTTTCTAATTCAAATATAGAATGTAGGTCTTGATGCTCTATTTCTTTTTTAAGTTCTTGCCATAAAGCCAAAGTTATTTCAGCATCCTTTTCCGCATATTCTCCCACGTACATCGCGGGTAGCTTATACATTTCAGCTTTAGGGTCTATACCCCAAGCCTGTGCCGCCTCTGTTAGTGCACTTTCATTTTTAGACATTCCAGTATATTGTTTAGCAACACTATTTAAGTCATAACGCATCCTATTTTCATCAATTAAAGAAGTGGCTATCATCGTATCTATGATTGTTCCATTTATTTGTAGTCCCATAGACTTTAACCAACATACGTCATACATTGCATTATGAAATATTTTATCAGCCCCTGTTTTTAAAACATCTTTAATCCAAGAAATAACTTTTTTCTTATCCATATTACCACCACCTTCATGGGCTATTGGAAAATAACCAGCCCAGTTTTTTACAGCAATCGCAAATCCTACTACTTCGCCAGCTCCTCTAAACATACCTGGTCCCATTTTTTTCAATTCAGGGTCTTTAGTTTCTAAGTCAATTGCTATTTCATCATACTTTGATAAGTCTGGAAATGAATTGGGATGTACCCATTCTGTTTGTGGTTTGAAAAGTGGTTTTTGTATCATTTAATTATCCCCCATGTGTTTGTTTTGTTAGTTGGTTGTTGTTTTGGTTCATCGGGATAATCACGATCAATTGCCATTTGACAATAATGAATTGCTTTCTCCAAATCTTGCTTTTGTCCTTTCTGTTTGTGTCTGCACAAATATTTTATAGCGTTTCCTTCTGCAAAAGGCAAATTATTTTTATTTATAAATTCTGATGGCTGTATAACCATCGAAGAATAATGTGATCCTCCAATTTGTTTTTTATAAACGTTACTCATTATACCTCTAACATCTCAAAAGATCTTTCTCCTATTTTTGCACGAGGGTGTGGCCTGTACATATATAAATTTTCTGAAGATCTCGTTACAGCAACATATGCACAACGTATTTCTTCTCTTCTAAATTCTGGTGTTTTTTCTCTAAAATTTTTGTAACAAAGACTACTCCAAACATCACAAACCACCACATTTTTTGCTTCTAAACCTTTTACGGAGTGAATAGTTCCAATAAGTATTTTTGTATTCATTAAAGTTTTATCTTTCTTATAAACTTCAACTATATAATCATGTGCCTCATCTGCGTCTAAGAAAAGAGATATAGTTTGCCCACTAGAAACGTAAGCTTGATTTTGAACATCTTCTTTAGAAAATCTTATATAATCAAACCATTCCTTATTTATATTAAATTCTTTTTTAAAGATATTTCTCTTGACTAAATCGTTATAATCATAATAATTATCCGACAAAAATATCTCACTTTTTTCTGGTTTATGTCTACTCTTAACTATGTTAAGATAACTAGCTTTAATTTCTTGTATCAATTTACAAACTTGTCTACCATCTAACTTTTCATTATTTTTTAATTTTTCCCAAATGTTTAAAATATCTCTGACTTTTTGTTTAATAGAATAATTGTAGGAGTTTCCAGAACCAGCTTTTGCTTTTGTTTTCCAAAGTATATTATTTTCCATTAAAATTTTTTTGTACGCAAAAGTTTTTGTAGTGGTTCTGGAGCACATTATCCAGTCATCTTGTTCCACAATATTAAGAATAGAGTAGAGATCCTCTCCTATTTCTATAATATTTCCGTCTACTTCAACGCCGTTTTTTATTTTTGGACCAAATTTTTTTTCCTTCCTAAATTTAGGGGATATATTACTTATTATTTTTTGTGAAAAATTTAATATTTTTTTAGGTAGTCTATAAGACCTATCCAGAACCTGTTCTTTATGAGAACCATATTTTAAAAATAGTTCTGGTGTACCACAATTAAAACCAAAAATAGATTGATCATCATCTCCAGCTAAATAAATTTCTCCTTGTTTATCTATAATTTTATTTATCACTGCCCACATTAAGGGGTTTAAATCTTGGCATTCATCAATAAATACAATCTTGTATTTATTGAAAATAACCTCTGGTTTTAAAGCCAGGGTCAGCATATCTGTAAAATCCATAATACTATAAGCTTCTTTAAAATCATGATATGCATCGTAGGTAAATTCTAAATCTCTTCTTTCTATATTTCCGTAAGAATAATCTTCTTGTTTTTCGTCAAAATAATAACGAACAGACTCCCAAGTATCTCCATATTCATAATAAGATCTTCCTTTGTTTATAAGCTCTAATTTTTTTCTTAAAATAGTATTATCCTCTTCTTCATCATCATCCATTTCATCTTCGATTTTTTTATATTCATCTTTAGCCCACCATTCTGATCTAGGCATATTTATAGCTCTATAAAAATTTTCTTTATCTTTCTTTGAAAATAAAGTTGGTTCTGGTTTTGGTAGAGCGTGCTTACACATTGCATGTAAAGTCTTTATAGGCTCTAATTCCTCATCTACAAAATTTAGATCTTTCTTACATCTGTCTTTTAAGTTTTGTGCAGTAGCCCTTGAATAGCCTACTAGAAGAACATCTTCTTTTGCATACCCGTAATCTAGTTTTTCTTTTAAAATTTTTAATATAGTATGAGTTTTCCCTGTCCCTGGGGGTCCAAATATTTTAGTTACGTGATAATACTCTGGAACTTTAAACTTCACATAACCTCTTTTTTGTTTGCAAAAACAATTTTCTCATGCTTAAAATCTTCATCTTTAAAAATTTCTTCATTTATTGTGTAAACATTTCTTTTTATATTTTCTTTTATATGTAGTTTACCCCTAGATAATCCTTTAATATTTTTTAGATAAGTATGCGTTACATGTTCTGCAAATTTCCATTTTCTACTATCCGTAATAAATGTGTAAAAGGTATCAAATGTAAAATGAACCTCTTTATTTTTCTTATCATAAAAGGGTATTCTATCAATTCTTGTTCTGTCCTCTGTTCTTCTTGATTGAAAGCAAAATATTTTTAAAGATTCTTGTAGCTTATACATTGGCATGCTTTCTTCTGGTGCGTCTTCTCCTGTAGCTCTTTCTTGTAATTCAATAATAGCCGTATCCCAATCAACTTGTTTCATCCTTGGTGGACTTTTACCTGTTTGCTCTGTTGCTGCTTCCCGAGCTAATTGTTGATTAATTAATTCTTTTGAATTTAATTTTACCTCGTCTCCATCAAAACCTAAAAACCACTGTCTTGGAGTTGACCTGATATAGGACAGTGGTCCAAGAGCCGTGTTTCGTAATCCTTTAATTGATTTAACCCCAAACTTTCTTAAAATGCATTCACCTTTATTACAAAATTTGCTTAAATGATCTTGATTACATCTATACGCGTAATCTCTTTTCTCCCTAGAGCCTATAACTTTTTGTACTTCTTTATATGTTAATTCTGGTTTAAAAAATTTTTTATTGTATTCTCCTGTTTTATTATCCCAGTCATCAGGAAAACGCATCTTTAAATATTTAGTCATGTCTAATAAAACCTCATCTCTTGCGCCTCTTTCTATTCCAAAACTAGCTAAAGTCTGTAGGCAAGGAGGACCATCTTTAAAGTCATCTCCACTTAATTCACATTCTAATTTTTTAAGTTGATCTATTGTTATTAAACTTTTTTCATGTACTTCAAAAAACTCTTCTATAGATGCTTTTGAACCGTCTTCTTTAATCATATATCTTTCTGTGTTTTGATAATTATAATATGGAATATTTATCCAACTTCCAGCGGAGCCTTTATCTAAATCTAAATATTTTTGAACTGGAAATATTCTATCTGGTTTTTCTACACCAAATATATGTTTAATTGAGTGGAGTTTTTCCCGCATCAATAATGCAGGTACATACTCTTTTGAAAAAATATATACATGTACTCCACCACTTTTGGACCTTATTGGAATAACAGGAACATTTATACTTTTTAATTTTTTGAATAATTCTTTTAAATCTGGTTTATAGTTATCGAGATCAATTGCTCCCCATTTGCATTTACTTTCTTTATTAATAGGACATATACCTAAGCTGTCTGCTTGAATGTCTCCGTTTTTAGTCTTGACGCTAAATTTTTTACCTTCTAGGTGTGCTTGCCACATAGAGTCATCATGGCTATAATCAGAAGTTCTAGAGACTCCTGATTTTTTTGTAGAATTACTATTTTGATTTTCAACTATGTGATAACCAAATCTTTCTTCTAATCCAGTAAATATGCTTCTAAATCTTTTTATCATATTAAAAAGTGGGCGTATCCACTCTCGCTTAGACGCCCACTACCTAGGATTCTATTAGTAAGGTGTTGAGTCTTTTGGCTCGTCAGATCCGTGTTTAACTTTCACTAAACCTTTAGTGTTTTTCTCAGCAAAGTTTTTAGCAATTTCGTAAACACCTTTATCTGTAACAGGACCAACTTTAGATACATCCCATCCAAACCATGTTCCTTTGTCATTAGACATCTGAACAGTCTTTAGATTATAAATGTGGCTATATGTTGGCGGCGTGAATAAGCCATTCTTACCTTGAAGCTTAAGACCCATCATAATTGAATTCCATTTACGACTAATCTTTAATTGAGTAGCTTTCATAGATATCAACGCTGTTGATGGACTTTTTCCCATAAGAATTACAAAGTGATTAACAGTGTTTTCCAGATAATTACCATTAGGTAATCTATCCTTCCAAGATTTATCACGAGTAGTCGTACTTATGATATCACTGTCCACACTATGAATTGCTACAGGAGCGCCAGTGCTTTGACCTCTGTCCTGCCATTCGACATATTGTCTTTCATAATGGACTGGTATAACATCTATACCTTTTGCTCCGTCATAAAGCTCTCTGGTAACGCTGTTTACAATCATTCCAGGTTCTGCACCATTAATAAACTTAGCGTTTTGTTTATTAACCTCTGGAGATAATTGTCCCAAAACTTTCAGAAATGGTAATGCAAGATCTTCTTGCGTCATATTCTGAGAGCCTGCATTTGCATCAGCTTCGAATATATTCGTAGACAATGCACCTGCTTCTTCTTTTTTTTGTACTTGGTTCATGTTTATTGTTTCCTTTTTATTGT